TATAAAGTAGTCCCATACTTCTGAATCCCTTCCCTGCTTCTTGCTCTCATTGTTCTAACCACATCCTCGACAATAGGGTCTTTAGGTATATGGTTAAAAGTTGAATCGGAAACATATCCTCCTGCTTCCATCATTTCTTCGTACTTCTTTATGCTATCGCTCATTTGTAAAAAAATAAAATAATTTAACTAAAAAATGTTCAACCAATCTAAATAATAAATACCCTATAACTAATTCAGCCATATAAAGCTTTGTATTTGTTTATCTCCTTTTCAAGTTCTTCTATCCTTTCGTCAGCTTTCCTTGCCCTGTTTACCGCTCTTATCTTGTCGGAACGGTATTCGCTTAAAGATTGATTGTAGGCTCTTTGCTCCGTGATTAAGTTGTTCACATAAAAGCCTATTTCCTGCCACGCAAAGTAAATCTCTTTTAAAGATTCGTTTTGTGGTTTAGCAGTTCTCCATTGTACTATCTTTTCCCCGACTAAATTAAAGTCAGTATAGTATTTCATTTCCTTAATATTGTTCAGTTTCTTGTTCATTAGAATTTACATTTCTTACAATTAAAGTGTTCTCCTATTTTATTGATGTAAGATATAAAATTTTTTGGTTCTGTGAAATAAGTCCAATCGCCTTTGTAATATCTTGCAGTCACAGTACATTCTTCTAGTGGGATATTGGTCTCGTCATCTTCGTATTGATGCTCTACCTTTAAGGCAATACCACCCTCTCCCCATCTGTCTATTATCCTTTCAAGTATTAACTTTTGTCCAGTAGGTATCTTATTATATTTTCTTTTTACCTCTCCTAGTATTAAGACTTTGTTGTCAAATTCCAAAACAAAATCAATATCACTAGGATGCAACTTACCATTTTGCACTCCTGTAAAGTCAATGACTTGTTTTACTTGGTTTCTGTTTCTAATTAAACTCATAAATATTGATTGTAAACAGCAGTTAAATCCTTCCAAACAACTTTCGCAAAGCTACAGGGTGTACAATCTATTTTAGTTTTAAATATTCGTTCATAAACAACTTTGTACATTTCCTGTTCTGTTGGCGTAAACTTATTTTGTTTGCTATCAACAGCAGCTTTAATTAAATGGAACTCTGTTTCGGTTAAACATTCAGGTTTTTTATACCTAAACATTTCATTTAGTTTTACCTTACGTTCATCACATCCGCAATCTTCTCCTGCTAAAAACTTTACAGCTTTCTTTATTCCAGTTGCTTTTGTAATCTTTTCTACCGTGTCTCCTAAACCCTCACTCGCTTCTGCGTGTTTCTTTTTCCACTCTTTGTACTCCTTAGTTCTTTTGTCTCCTTTAAAGTCTGTCATAGTCGTTATTTTTATAATCTTCCCAATCTTCGCTGAACCTTTCTTTAAGTTCTGCCTTTGCTGTTTTTAATGTATTAAATATACTTACCCAACTTATATTAGTTTCTGCTGCTATTCCCCTTATACTTAAATCAGAATCCCTGTAAAGGGTAAACAGCTTCTTTTCGTACCATCTCCAATTGTCTATATGTTCATCAATCATTGTACAAATCTTATTAAAAGCTATTTGCTCATCCATTTCCGAATCGTCTCTAATCTCGAAGGTATTTTCTTCATCGTCAATATAAACTTTGTTGACCTTTCTTTTATTGTTGTAATACTGATAATACAAAGAACGAAGAGTGAAATACATATAACCCCTACTAACGATACCATCTCTAATAATCTTTGTTTCATCTGCATACTTATAGATAGTTAGATACGCCTCCTGAACCAAGTCCTCAGCGTAATCGTACTCTCCAAAACTTTTTACTATACTAACCCATTCCTTGTGCCTTTCAGCTACAATTCCAAGCCAGTTTGATTGTTTGTCCATATTACAGTTATACTAACAACACCTATTAAGCATTGTAAGGTTATTTCGTAACCCTCGTCTAACTGTTCTTTGTTATATAAAAATCCAAACATCATTCCTATAATAGGAGACAATATTATCTCAGCATTGTTTATTTGTCCTATAACCATAAACGCCAAACCGATAACTAATAAACCTGCTATTATAATCATACTTCTAATTTATGAATAATATTTTGATTATGTATTAAATCTTTTCCTAAAAATTCAAATCCTACATTGTTTACTTTCATTCTTAAACTTATAGGCTGTTCAAACGTTGTGGGTCTGCCTCCTGTTTCGTTTTCTTTTATCTTCAAAACGTGAATGTGAGAATACATCCAATCGCTAGGATGTTGAACGTACCTGTGAATGCACCAAATATCGTCTGCCCTGCTTGAAATCTTAGAACCACCCTCTGCATCACTCATCGCAAGTGGTCTTGTTAATCCTTCGTATTCGTGTCCTGAATAATGTACAGAACGTAGTGCAGAAGTAACACCGTGAGCATTTACACAAATTTGAATGTTATTCTTTTTGGTAAATATCCTTAGTTCGGTTAAAACTTGATAATCGTATTCGTGTGCGTTTCCTACCATTTTTAAAATAGAAGCATCCTTTGCCAAAGAATTATAAGGGTCTATTAATAAACCATCGTAATTCCAAGCCTCTTTAATTTGCTGTGCTTCTTTTAATAAACTCTTATAGGTATACATATCCTCTACATCTATTATCTTAAAATGTGCATTAGACCATTCAACAGCTTGTTCTATTAAAGTATCACTTGCTTTTTGTATAGGTTGACCCATATAAAACTCTATAATCTTTCTTAGGATTGATTCAGGACTGTTTTCACTAGACCAAATTAAAAACCTTAATCCGTGTAACTTCGCCCACAATACATAAAAATAAATTAAGGTCGTGGTTTTCCCAACGTTTGCGTGTCCTATTGCTATTAATAGGTTTTTTTTGAACCTTATATGTTCATCAATCTCAGGAACATTTATTTTTAAACCCTCCTTAATCCTTCCGTACTTTATATCTAATATCTTGTTTTGTAGTTTCTTTGCTTGTGCTATCATATACTTTTAGTTAATATTGAATACTTTCTCTCCATTGCCTCTGATTGTCCTTCTTCTTTTTCTAAATAATAACCAACAATAGGATTAACATTGTAATTCCAAAAGTCCATCGGCATTTCTTCTCCTTCTCTTATTTTTCTCATAAAGGTATAAAAAAAGGGGGCTATTAACCCCCAATTAAATTAAAATGGTAAATCTGCTGTTTCTTCTCTTGCAGGGTTTTGTTGTTCGTTGCCTACATTTCCTATATGCTTTGCAACTCTCCACCCTATAATTGAATTATAATATTTACCGTTATACTCGTTACCCCTTAGGTTAATTGATACGCTTACAGGGTTTCCTACAACGTAGTTGTTAATTAACTTTACATTGTCTCCTAGTAAGTCAATAGCAATATCCTGCGGGTACTTTTCATCTGTTGTTACTACAAAGGTTCTCTTTTGCCATTCGTTTCCTGCTTTACTTGTACCAGTTTGCAAGTCCTGAATAAGTTTGATGTTTCCTGTAATTTCCATAAATTTCTACTTTAATTGATTGATTATTATATTTAGTTGTGTAATATACTTTTTTTATTTTACAATTTGTTGAGTTCATCTTCAATCTTTTTGGATAGTTTGTACTTTCCTTTGATTGCCTCAACACTTCCACCACCCTTAATAAATTCTATTGCCTTACTAAATTCAGGTGTATTTTGGTTTAACCATTTCTTTTCTTCGGTTACTCCACTTGCTACATTTGCATCGTCATCCACAGCTTGTAAACCAAGAAGCGAAGCTAAAGTGTATCTTCTAAAATATGTAATGGCTGAACCTAACTTCTGTGGGTCATTTATTTCAGGTAGTTTTAAAGCCGATATAACGCCTCCTGTTCCATCAATACAAATAAGTTTACTATATACACAATCTTCCTCTATTGGTTGCAACAGAAGCAATTTGTGTTTCTTTAGTAACGGGTTTAATTGGTTTATAAGCGAATTGATGTCAAAATACTTTGACTTGTAAAAAGGGTTACTCGCATCCTTGCTAATTGTTCCTATCTCTTGTTGTAGATTGAACAGCTTCTGATTAATGTTGTTTTCTTTCATAACTTAAAATTAATTGTTCTTTGAGTTTTTCGTTTTCGTGTTGCAGTTCTAAGGTCTTACCGTAGAGTTCTGCTTTTGTAAATTGTTCCATAGTGTAAATATACAAATTTTTTTTAAAACAAAAAAAAGAGGTAAGAAATTAATCCTACCCCTTTTAAAACAAAGAACAATATACAAGAATTATCAAGTAAGTTTTTTCAGTCTTTCGCTGTAATCTTTTATCATTTCTTCCAACTCGATATTTGTAAATTTACGCAGTTCCCTACTTTCGTCAAGTAATTTTTGCGACAACTTATTACCAAGATATAAACTATATTTATACTGTTCCCCTGCACGATATACATTACAGGCTACGCATTGAGGTTTTACATTACGTTCATCCCAACGTATAGAGTAATGTTTCCTACTCATAAAGTGCCCCGCCTGTATTTCTTTCCAAAAGAATTTCTTATTGCAAGTAACACAAGTACAATATCCATTGTTGTCCGCATTTGATAATCTTATATACTGACTAAAAACCGTATCAAGTTTTTTGACTAGTTTACTCCTAGTTGGTTTTTTAGCAGTCTTAGGCATTGTTTTACGAATCAAGATGGTTTAATAATAACTTACCATCTGTTTCATTGAATCCTTTAATTAATTTATATAAATATTTACTATCTGATTTAACTTTATTTTTTTCAGTTTTAGAACTGTCAATACCTAAATTAGTATATGATATTGCATCCATTTCTAATATTGCATCAGTTCTGTCTTTAACTGATAATTGAAAATCTTTTGCAATTTTTTCTGCTAATTTTCTGATTGTTAAATCTTCCATTTATAAATTTATATATTAAAGTTAGTAATTACCCTCTTGAAACAATCCCTATCTGTGAACGTTTCCAAATATTCTTTCTTCTTGTTTTTTCTTGCTGTTCTTTCAAAGACTTGTTCTTATCTGATACTTTCTTTTGATATTCGGTATTGTGTATTTTATTATACTTTGGAAGAAATTTTCTTATATACTTTTCTTCTAATCTATTTACTTCTTTACTTGTTGTGTAAGTTCCTAAATTTTCTAAGATACACCAACTATCAAAAACTTTATTACTTGTTCTATGACTACTTAATCTTACAATAATATTTTTTGATTGTCCAATATAAACTATTTCATTATTGTTAATCAAAGCATATATTATATAATCTTCTTTAAACTCTCTTTTACTTGATAATATTTCTTTCTTTGTTTTCATAATATTCACTACTAAGCTGTCAAAGTTACGAAAACGGAATTGATAAAATCAAGTTTTAATATGTATAAGTTATAAACATTTTATTTTACTTTGTCCTTTATTTTTTCGTATGTCCTTAAACCACCTAGTCCCAACATACCTAAAAGAACAGTCATTAAATGCTCCATTTGCAATGCAGGAGGCACTTCTTCGGGTTTAATTGCCCATATAAACAAATCTCTTACAACAAAGTTATAAGCTAAAGCAACTCCACATACCCAACCTATAAATGGTCTCCACCCTGCAACAAATACTGTTCTGTGCTGTGCTTCAATTTCGTTAATTCTTGTTTGTATTTCTAGTAGCTGGTTAGGGTCTAATTCTTTTCCCTTTATTGCTTCTCTTATTTCCCAAGCTAAGTTTCCTGCTACCGACTTTCGTGCATCCCCACCCTTAAATAAACCTAGTAACAGTTTCCACATAGCGTACTACCTACAGTATTAGTAAGTCCAAACGGAATTAGGTTTGTTAGGGTCGGTGTCGCAATGTATGAAGGTTTTTGCAACTCCAATTCTTTTGAATCCTGCTTTAATGAGAGCGGACAGAATAATAAATCTATCTGCTCCTCCAGACACAGCGATGTCGGCTGCAACTCCAATAAGGTGGGATGAATTAGGGGACGCTTTATATCCCTTATCTCGCAAAGACTGGTTGTGGTCTTTTGTTCTATAACCACTTGTGATTTTAAAGGGAATACCTGCGATTTCTCTTGCTTGTTCAAGTTTAGCAAGAAAGCTGCTGTCCATATTTTTACCTGAATTAGGCAAACTAGGACAATCAAACTCATCAAGGGTAAAGTATTTCATTTTTTTAACTTCTTGATTTCTGCTTTTAAATCTTCTTTCAAGTCGTTAAACTTTTCCTCTATTTGGTCAGGAATCCCATCTTGGTCTTTATCGGTAAAGAATCCGTTTGCAGTTAATGCCATTAGTACGGCAGTACCAAGCATCAAAATAGTAATAATAATAATAAGTACATCCATAATTGTTACCAACCTCTGTCGGTCAAGTTATATAAATTAATAATAGTTTTTGCTAGTTTCCAATCTTTCTTTTCTACCGATTCTTTGTAGTGGACTAATAAATCAGCAGCTAAATTATCTAGTAAGTCTTGTCTTTCTGAACGTTTCATAAGTATCGTAATTTCTTTATTAATATTCAAGCAATATATTTCCTATTAATATACAAAAGTTTCCTTAATTGGCAACTTATTTCCTCTTATCTTTTTGAATCCACTCTAGGTCTTTCATAAAGTCCCTCATCTCTAGTCGCATTGCTTTGACTTCATCTTCTAAGGCTCTTTGGTTTTTCCAAGTGTACTCCTTTTGATTGTACTTTAACTTAGATACTTCTTCCTCTGCAATAGTAAGCCTGTTAGAAAGCGTATAATACGAACCTATAATAGAAGCAAACATTACCAATAAGCTAACTATCTGCGTTACGCTAATACTTACATCAGCCTTTCCATCGCCATCAAGGTCAATCTTTGCCATATTATTTTAGTTTTTTACTTATTTGTATTACTGTGTACACTATTGCTAATAATAAAGATACAGTTTGAAGTACAGGGTTAATTTCTGATATAGACAATGCTAAAGCTGTTCCGTTCAATAAATATATCTTTAAGTTTTCCATTATGCTATTGCTAAATAGATGTATGTTGTACCATTTGAGTTAACTTGTCCTTCACCAGGCGTCCCAGCAGGCGCAACCAAAGAAAAACCTGTGTCATCAAAGTCAACCTGTACAGCTGGATTTGCGGTAGAAGATTCTGCATCACTGGTGTTTGCTTGTATATTTAAGTTTGCGGGATTAGATGGATTTCTAACGCTATCAACTATATTCCATCCTTGCGCTGCTGTACTTTTTATCATAACCCATCTTGGTCTAAAACCTGTAGTTACATCATTATTTGGTTGTCCTGTCCCCGTATAACTCCCTACCTTTTGATAACCATCTACGGAGTGGAAGCAGTAGGCGATGTAGTCTGATGGACCATTAACATTTTTATTAACATTAAGCGGTATAGTTGTTGATGTAGGCGTTGACCATATACCTGTATCAGTTGTAGCGGATGCAGTAGTATTTAAAAATAAAAACTGATTAACGCCTAATGAAGAATGGTAAACTATCCAATTACTTGTTGTTGCCGTTCTTTTGTAAATAATTAATTCAGGGGTAGAACTTAAGCCGTGTCCTGTTGTTGTATTACCGCTTGAAGGAGTCGTAAACTTCACAATACTAAACCCTGCATCAGGATTAGATGACACTTGCGAAGCAATTGTCCCATCTGTGTTTGATACCGCTGCACCCCCTGCTTTCCAACACCAAGCTACGTAGTTGTAACCTGAATCATTTACCGCTGCACTATTACCTACACTGAAACCATTAGAATTAAAAGAATTGATACTGTTTGTAATTGTTTCTTCAGCATCAGTAGTATTAGAATATAATAATTTTGTAGCACCTCTAACACTATCCGCTAAATTATGAGAATGAGCAGTAGGATGGTTTTGGTGCTTAACCCAAACCAAATCAGGTTGAAACGCCATCCCTAAGAAGTTAACATTGGTAGGTGTTCCTCCATATACTCCTGCTGAATAGGTTATACTTGTTTCTGTTCCATCATAGCTTCCTGTTTCATCTGTTGCGTTACCATCTAATTTATAATGTGCAACTAAACCGCTTGTAGGTACGTTTGATTCATTGTATAGGTTTGTAACGTCTCCACTACTTAATGCTGTGTTGTATATTCTTACTTGGTCTATTGAGCCGTTAAAGTAGTTAGTTTGCCTTCTGCCCAAAAGCATATTAAAAGCAGTTGTGTTGTTGTCTGAAACTACACTTGAGTCACCCTCAAGTACACCATCTACATAAATTGCCTTATCCCCATTGTTACCATCAAAAGTAAAACAAATGTGATGCCAATTATTATCATTTATTGAGGTTGCGCTATTAAGAGTAACAATAGTGTTAAACCCTACTTGCGCCTGAAGTTTACCATTTCCATCAACCAATGCTGATAATCTTGAGAATTGATATGTTTGTGGACCAAAAATATAACTATTGGTAGCAGTTGTTTTTACCCACGCAGAAATACTAATTGGGTCTTGATAAGTCGTAGAATAGTTCGTATCTATATAACTACTACTCCCATTAAATACCGCAGCCTGTCCAAAGTTACTACTATTAGCATCCTCATCTAACTCATATAAAGCAACACCTGAACTATCTCCGAATATATCAGTAGTTGATTTAGTAGATGAAGCATAGGTTTCGTTATATAGTGTTGTTACTTCGCCATCGTTAGTTTCGTCCAATACTCTGTTGAATACTCTAAATTGGTCTATTACCCCTCGAGTTTCGTATGATGATGAATTGAAATTGCCTATGCTGTTAGGATAGTTGTTTGTTTTTCTTGTTCCATCATAAGAATCCGTTTCAACTAAACTTCCATTTATGTAATATTTTGCTTCATTTGAACTTCTCGTAATACATATATGATACCAATCACCTAAAACAACATAACTTGCAGATGAGCTATAACTTATTTGGGTAGAATCAGATTGTCTACACGCTTGTAATATTAAAGTTCTATCTTGTGCAACGTAAGCATTAAAACCCCAGCCATTTCTTGTAAAATAAAATAAAAACGTACCATTTGTTTGAACTTCGCTTAATTTAAACCAAAAAGAAACACTTGCAGTTAAATCGGAATCAATGGAATCGGGAAGTGTTATTTGAGATGTTGTTGAACTGCCAAAAGCAGCACCCTTTCTAATATACCCTGTAATCTTTTGCGTACCACCGTTCCCTGTATAGGTTACAGTTTCAAAGTTTTGTAAAGGGTCTAGTCCTGCAGGTGCAGCCTCAACTCCTGTATTTATAAGTCTTTTATTTACCATTAGTCAAGGTTTGGTAAAGAATATGAAACCACCGCTTTCTTTGTTGTTAGTGCGTTAATTTCAGCTTCTTTAGTTGCACAATCAGTTCTCAATGCCTCTCTTGTATCTAACACCTCTTGTGGTGCTGAAATACCCTCTTGGCTTCTGATAATGTACCAATCTGTCTCTGATAATTTTCTATTGTATAAAGATTTTAAGTTTGCAATCTTGCTTTCCTTTAATTCGGCAACCGTTTGAGACCAAGTTCTATCAATCACAGGGTAAGTGAATACAGAAGCATCCCCATCCCATTCTAAGTCTCCTAAGTATTGAGTTGCAGAATCGTAGCTTGGTGTAACAATAGGGTAAAATCCAAACGCCTGTCCATCTGTGATGTTTAAGTGTGTTCCGTTTTCATCCTTCCAAACTTTTGGTAAGGTTGTAAACTTCTTAATTGCTCCTTCGTGTTGTATTGCTATCATAATTATGCTTCTTGACTTATTGATGCCCACTGTTCTGTTGCACCATTGGTTGATACTATTTGAATAAGGTTGCTTACCGTTCCGTCATACGTTCCTGAAATGGTCTTAACAGAAGCAGGAAGTGATAAAGTAAAATCCCCTGTAATTACTAAGTCTTTTACCATACCTGTAGATACGTTTGAAAACGTTAATGTAGTCGCTCCTGAAAGTGTTTTAGTGAATACCTGTGCGGAACTAAAATCTACGTCACTTGCAGAGATAACCGCAGAAGTTGTAAACTCATCAGCCATTTTAGCGTAAGAAACAATGTCATCCGCTAAATGGGCATTGTCAATACTTCCATCAACGTAATGTTCAGAATCAATTGAATCATCCGCAATTTTTGTTCCGTCAACGGCATCCGCTGCGATTGTCAATACAGTCCCCCCCGTAACTTCTCCTGTGTGAGTTTGGTTGTAAAGGTTAGTAGAACCCTCTGAAACATCGTCAGAATCTAATACTACTACGCCTGTTTGTCCGTTTACCGAATCAACGTCTCCTGCATCGTCTGAGTAAAGTTCTGTAAAGTTGTCGTTTACTTTGTCAAAGGCAGTTCTTAATGGGTCTCCTGTCCCATCGTTTGCTGTTGTACCTATGTTTATTGTTTGTTTAGCCATTTTTTAAACTATTTGTGTTGCGTCTGCTTTATATTGTGTTGTATCTGCTGTGTATAATGTTGTATCTGCTGTAAATGCAGGAACTAAAGTCCAACAAGTTGGTGCAGAAAAATCAGGAATTGATGTGCCTACTGTATAATCAGCATCTGCTCCCCAACCTTTGTTAGTTAGCATATCACAATATATCTTACCCCAATTTATGTTATTTGCCATATATAGTACAATTACTTTTTTTGGTTTTTGTTATATAAGTTAAGTACTGTTTTAACTTTTTTACGTTTTCCTGCTTTGGTTTGTATTTCATAATACCCATCCACCGAAATTTGCATCCTTATCGGGATAAACATCCTCGTTTGCATTTGTGTAATATTCAGGAAACTTTGAACTCGCATTGAAACTCATATAGTCAATGAATCTGTCAGTATAATATTGTGCGGTAGTTCGTTCTTTTTCAATCAAGAAATCTACTTCCTCTTTTGATACGTTTTCAGCGTTCTCTGAACTGTGTTTAAATACGCCCTTATTAGCGATTGTATAAGCTGCAAAGGGTAAGTATTCAACCAATGCCCAATGTATAAGCATAGGCTTTATATGGTCGTTTACAAGTGCTAAATAGTCTCCTGTTAAACTACTTGCTTCTATATCCGTTTGAATCTTGTTGTAAAGGTCTGTTCCTAAATAGTTTTGGATATGTATATCCTGCGCTAT